CTGTTTTATCATTACTTTCTATATATTCCCTAGCTTTAGTACCACTAACCCCCTCATCTGCGGTTTCAACAGTTATAGGGGTAAGGTTAGGATAATCATCTTTTTTAGTAGTAAGATGTTTAGTTCTTAATGTTATATCACTTTCATCATCTTCCCTACCTTGTCTTTTACCTAAAAACCATTTATATTCATTTTGAGGATTATCTTTTGCAAGATTATAAATAGTACGGATGGGAGTAGCTACTGGTAGTATTTTAACTTTTAAGGATAAATATTTTAGATACATATCCCATATAACTAAGGAATCAGATTGATCTATACCACCCCTCTCTTTTTGACCTACTATGATTATAAGTGAATCAAGATCAGGATTATTTTCAAGCGCTTGTTTTACTACTTCAAAGTGTCCCCTAGTTGGGGGTTTAAACCCACCTCCATATAATCCTATTTTAGCCATTTAGGAATTGTTTTAATCTCATTTGTGCTTCTTCCCTAGATATTGTATATCGTAGAATATCTGCTATAAATTCTTCATCTAACATATCTTGGATTTCAGCGTTCAATTTTGCTTTTTGTTCCTTTGATTTTTGCTGTTGTGATGGGGTTTTAGGTTTAGTTCCCATAGGTTTAAATGGGGTAAGGTATTTTTTGATGATTTTCTCTATATCCTCCATTTTATCACCTTTTAATGTATTAGCTACAGCTATAAAATTAGGTGTAAATAAATCAAAATAAGGTTCTATGTTATCTGTTACACTTTTCCAAGTACGCATTACAATAGCAGGTGGTAAACTTCTATCCTCACCTCCTGATTTTTCAAATCGTTTTTCATTTTGTTTTAAAGAACGTTCTAAATCGGTATAAACATAAAGCATCATTATTTCATACCCTGCTTCTTCTAACTGTTGTTTTAACTCAGCAGTTTTATTATATGAGGCAGCGGTACCATCTAATACAAATGATTGTTTGCCATCTATTACGCCCTGTAATTCACCCTTAAATTCTTTATTAGATGCAGCCATTTGTTTAGCCTGTTCAACTCTTTCTTCAGGTGTAGCATTTTTTAAATCTAAACTAACATTAGCTTGCTTAAGATTTTTAACAAAAATATCGTCTATATTAAGTATTTTAAGTCCTCCTAAATCAAGATCCCTTAAGATGGATCCTTTTCCAGCACCAGGAGCACCTGACAAAATGATAGCCTTAGGTTTACTAGTTTGTTCCTTTAAAAGTTGTACTAATGATATCATTATTATAAATATTACAACTCCCTTTTGACTGTTGTTTTAAACTCTGTAAATATAGGTGAATGTTTTGGGTTTTCTAAATCAAATAATTTTTTAACAGTTAGGAAAATATCAATATTTTCTTCTTGGGTTCTTTTAGATTCATACATTTCCCACCCTTTACCTTGCATTTTACCTTTAGCAGGTTTTCTTTTAGATGATTTAAGCCATAGTATTCCATATCTTTGGGGTGTTTTATCATAACATTCCTCATAACATTTACCATAAACCGCAGTTTGTAGATCATAAGTAGTTTGTAAATGGTTAGATGTTTTGAAATCTATAATCCATATCTCACCATCTATTTCACAAACCATATCACAAGTACCAGCTACTTTCAATTCATCTGAAAATAAATGGACTTCTGTTTCAATTAATGTGGGTTTATATTCTTCCCACCAATCAACAAAACGTAAAAACATCTGCCATACATTAGGATGGTATTGTGGATTTCCAAATTCACTTAAGAAATTAAGTTCTTTACCGTTTAGGTATTGTTCAATCATTTCATGAACTTGGGTACCTTCTTCTCCTGCTTTTTTAACTATAAAATCAGCAGAATATCCTACTTTTTTAAGCCAATCTTGAAAAAATTTACCTTTAGGGTAGTAGCTTAACACATAAGTTACAGAAGGGTAATAATCACCATTTCTTCTATAGTACCTGGCAACCGGGAGGGTTATTTGTTTAGCATCCGAGGATATTTCAATTACCCTATTATAGGATTTTTTTACATTACGTTTCATATTAGAGAAAGTTTCTTTTCGAAAAGATTTTCGTAGTTTAAAGATTGTGCATTTTGCACTAGTTTTGTGAAATTTTTAAAACCCATTTCACTAGGGTCTTTATCTTGTAATTCTACCAAATACACTCTCTTACCAGAGTCTAAAAATGTTTCAGCAAATTCAAGTGCTCTATTCAAAGCATCGGTATCTAATGCTAAGTAAATCTTTTCTACATTAGATGATACAATTTTTTTCATTAATGATCTTTGGATATTTTTGCCTAAAAGCGGTATCGCATTCCTCTTAATGGCAATGGCATCAAATGGACCTTCACATAATATAATTGGCAAATCCCAATTAATAAATAACTCAAATGGGACTATATCTCTGGACCAACTAGGATTTCTATATTTTACATAGGGTTCTTTCTCAAATGATCTACCTGTAAAATAATTTAAATTTCCATATTCATCATAGGATGGAATGATAACCATTTTGGCATAAGTACCATATTCACAATAGCCTATGTTATATTTTATAATATCATCTTCGGTTATTCCTCTTGCTCTAAGATATGAAAAAGCGTGTTTAGCTATGATATCTTTATTACCTATAATTTTTTGATACTCCTTTGGCAGCTCCAATTTTTCATCGGAAACCCCGGCAGTATCTTCGTAATCATAGCTAATTACTAATGACTTCAGTTCTTGAAATTTAGAAGAATCAGCTTTAACTTTTTTAAATAAAACTGATATTCTACTGCCTTTAGTATTGCAAACCCAACAGTTCCAAGGGTTTAAACCTTTTTTATTAGTAGTAAAATTAATCTCTAATTTAGGTTTGGAATGGTTGCAGTAGGGGCAAGTATAAGCATAATTTCCTCTTGCAGTTTTCTTACCAGTTCCTAAAACCGAATTAGTCAAATTGACTAACAATTCGTTTACCATATTAATCTTTATAATTCTCTAGATCAGATCTAAAGAACTTACCTAAAATATTGGCGTTAATATACGAAGGATTTTCTAGGACTTCAAACATCATTTGATATTTCGTTTCACTATACGTGAGTTCCTTTTTAGAATAACAAATTTGAATTATCTCTCGTGTAAATTCCTCGTGTTTATTTTCTTTAAGTAGTCCTTTTATATAATCATGAGAACCAAAATAATTTTTCCAATTACCCTCTTTAACTACTTTTCTCCATCTTTTATAGCCCTTAAGTGGGGGGAGTTTTTTATTAAAAAATAATTGTTTTTTGCCAATATACTTCTTACCTGAAGGTACATGGGTTACTTCATAAATAAAACCAAAAGTATTTTCTGGGAATTGTGAAATTTCAATTATTTCTTTCCCTTCGTAAATCCAATTCATTAAAACATATCTAAATTAACCATTACTGTTGTATCTGTAAATTTAGATACAGGTAAAGGCCTAGCTAGTTTAGCAACAGCTAGTAAATCAAAACTATCATTATACATTCCAACCGTAGTAATGTAAGGTTGAAATTCAGAACCTGTAGCAAAATTATAATAGGTATTACTATTAACATTACTTCCAGATATTAAAGTTGGGTGAAGGGAATATCCAAATTCATTTTCGTTTATACGAGCAGCATATTGGACTTCATTTAGAGTTAAAGTACTTTCAAATGAACAAGTAGCATTTGAACCCGTCATAAATGCATCAAACCCAGGTGACCTACCATATAAACCAGTACCATATATGGCTGTTCCATATAAAGAATCATATGCCTCTTCACTTTCTACGGTTATAACTACTATACCATGCTCATAGATTATATTACCTAATTGATTCCCTAAAGAATCAAATAAATTTCCTTCACCATCATCAGTTACTATAGTAGAATCTTCCTCATATCTAAAGGTACCGGGTTTAATATGTTCACCAAATAATTTGGAAGGGATTGAAATAACTCCAATTCGGGCATCAGATTGAGTAGGAAATTCTCTTCTTGGTACTAAATCAGAAGATAAATAATTATAATAATTAGTAGTAGATGCAGGACCAGTTATAGTTCCATCATAATTAAAAGAAGCTGTTATGGGATTACTTCCTGATGGGTTTGATAAAAAATTAGAATAATAAAGTTGTTTAATAGAATCATAAACTAATCTTTGAGGAATAGTAGAAATTTGGCCCGTAGTAGTTTCGGAAGAAATAACATTAGTAGCTGA